CCGTTTGTCAAGTACCCTCAATATTTTTTTTCGGTATTGCTTTATCGTATTAACTGTGGCACACTTTGCATATGGCAAAGATGCGCTACGACAGATTACATCGTTCGACGTGGGAGATGCCCGCTCGAGTTCATCGCGTGTGTGATCATGAATGGGTACGTGTTTCTTCGAAGTGGAACAAGTGCGCGAAGTGCGCGAAGTTCAATCTCTGTTACTCGCGTGCCTTTGACGCGAAACGTTCGAGGGGCGAATGACCTTTGAGGAAGTGCCTAAAGAGGAAGTCCACGAGGGACTTATCCGTTGTGCGCATTGGCTAGCCCAACAGTGGCGTGGCGTTCCTACGATAGAGCACGAGCTTGTTCAATAACGTGGCCGGTGACTGCTAACCTTTAGGCCCAAACGACATTGGTGTAGTTTCGTCGGAAGGTTTCACGTGAAACGTGGGCTGCGTTGATCTCTGAAAAACAATGGCTCATCTACGAAGAGGCACGCGCAAAGGGTCTCAACCAAGCCAAGGCCGCACGCCTTGCGTCAATCAGCGCCGCCTCGGTCGCACGATACGAGAAGAAACACCCCGACCGAGGCAATTACAGACGCATCGCTCGCATGGCTCGCAACCAGCCCGACCCGCGTAAGGAATACCAACTTCCCGCTCGCGCCAAACGCGCCTTGGAGGATTTCAACTATTTCCAATTGATCTATCTCGGGCGTATTGGTCTGCCGTGGCAAGAGGAATCAGCCCAGATGATCGACGAGTTGCTAAGGACCGAACAAAAGGAGTACGTCGTCGTTAACGCCCCACCCGGAGCGGGAAAGAGTTCACACTTCACCTACGCGCTTCCCTTGTGGCTGACGGTAAAGGACCGCGCCATTCGGGGCCTGATTGGTTCGGCGACCGCCAAACTCGCGAGTGCCTACACCGCGAACATTCGCCGCGCCTTAGAGACGACGCTGCCCATCTTGGCTGACGACGAGGACCGTCTAAAGGGGATTGCCGTTGACGCCGAGGCCACCATCTCGGAGGACTTCGGGCGTTTTAAGCCAACCGAACACGAGAGCTGGACCAAGGACGCCTTCATTGTCGAACAGTTCGACGGCTCAAGCATCACGAGCAAGGAACCAACATGGACTGCCGTGGGACGTGACCAAGAGTTCATTGGTGGGCGTTACGATTTTTGCATGTGGGACGACCTCGTGACGAGTAACCGCCTTCGCACGCTTGAGATAATTGAGAAGGACCGCGACTGGTGGGACACCTACGCCGAGCGTCGCCTCGAGCCAGGAGGACTTCTCATCCTCCAAGGCCAGCGCATGGGCGCGAGCGACTTGTACCGCTACGCCCTTGACATGGAAGTGGTCGAAATCGACGATGAGGACGAGGATGAACCCGATGACGAGGAAGGTGTCGCGTTGCGCGTCGCCCAAGACGGCACGCGGCGCAAGTACCACCACATCATCTACAAGGCCCACTACCTTGAACTGTGCAAGGGAAAAGAAACCCACAAGTTGACCGCCGCTCCTTACCCCGAGGGTTGTCTCCTCTCACCGCGTCGCGTCAGTTGGCGAGAACTCTCAAGTATCCAAAAGCGTCGCCCTGATATGTACGCGCAAGTGTTCCAGCAAGAGGACGTTTCAACCGACGAGGTACTGGTGGACCCCGCGTGGATCAATGGTTATGGCACCAATCCTGGCTGCTGGGACAAGGAACGTGCACGTCTTGAGTACCCGTCCAATCTCGCACCCCCCAACTTCTCGGTCGTCTCTGTTGACCCATCGCCTACTCGTTATTGGGGCATTACGTGGTGGCTGTATAACCAATCGTCGGACCAGTGGATTCTTATTGACTTAGAAAAGAAGCGCCTCGACGCGCCGGACTTCTTGGACTGGAACTCAAACGAGAACCGCTTTACGGGACTCATGGACGAATGGCAACGGGTCTCGCGTGAGATTGGTATACCCATCACGCATTGGATTATCGAGCGAAACGGTGCCCAGCGGTACTTGTACGCCTACGACCACGTGCGTCGTTGGCAGTCGCTTAACTCGGTACAGATAATCCCTCACGACACGTACCGAAACAAGACCGACGAGGAGTTCGGCGTCCAGATGATTGCGCCCAACTTCAAGTTCGGTCGCGTGCGACTTCCTGGCAAGGGGGCCAGTCGTGCCTACTCCATTCGACTCGTCGATGAGGTCACGCGCTACCCCCAAGGGATCACGACCGACCTCACGATGTCCACGTGGTTCGCGATGTTCCAAATGCAGTACCTCCCGCGCCGCGCCGCCTCGTCGGTCGTGCGACAAAAGCGCCCTTCGTGGATTGCGGGGCGTCCCTTAGAACGAACTGGTTAGGATTTAGGATTGCACCGTGGCAATAGCGATTGAACAGATACAAGAGATGTACAACCAGCGCCGCGCCCAGCGTGGACCGCTGCTTCGTCGCTGCCAAGAGGTCGCTCAACAGTACGACGGTGACATCGTGGTGCCGACCCCTGAACTCGACGCGGCGCAAAAACCTCTAGCGGTGAATCTACTTGGCCCGGGCCTTGATCAATTAGCAATGCGCATTGCGTCAACGATGCCCGACATCTCGTGTACGCCACTTCGCCCCGGCATTAAGGACTCGGAGAACAAGAACGCCTTAAAGCGCCGTGCGTTGCTCTCGTATTGGGACATGAACCGAATGGACATGATCTTGCGTCGTCGCGCTCGCTACATCTTGGGTTACGCCTTCTCGCCGGTGTCCATCTCGTACCTTGGCGTGAACCCACTGGACAAGCGACAGATTCCTCACTGGCGCGTGCTGAACCCTTTGTCGTCATTCCCCGCCCCGGCCCTTGACCCTAACGACATCGAACCCTCTGACTGCATCCAGGCCTACGCCCAACCGCTGCGCTGGCTCCAATCGCTCTACCCCGATCAAACGCGCGTCCTCTACAAGGGCAAGAACGCCAGCCCCGACACCATGTTCGAGATCCTTGAGTACAACGACGCGGACGAGACGGTGTTGGTCGCTTTGGGTCAAGCCAAGGAGATAAACAACCAAGCCGGGTGGAACTCCGCGTCGGTCGAGAACGTCGGCACGCAGTCAGTCGTGGAACTCGCTCGTACTGTGAACCGTGCGAACATTCCCCTTACGGTGTTCGCGGGACGCATCACGCTCTCTAAGCCCTCGGGGATGTTCGACCAGTTGCTGCCCATCTTTGACAACGCCTCGCGCCTCGCGAGCCTTGAGTACATCGCCATCAAGCGTTCTATCTTCGCGGACCAGTGGCTCGTCTCACACCCCAACTCACCAGGCCACGCCGAGATAATCACCGAAGCGGACGGACTCACCGGCGTCATTGGCGAGATACACAATGGTGTTCTTCAATCAACCCAGACCCAACCTTCGATGCAAGCAGCCCAAATGCAGGACCGTCTTGAGCGAGTGGGTCGTCTGGCGGGTGGAATCCCGGCAGAACTAGGCGGGGAGAGCGCCACGAATATCCGCACGGCTCGACGTGGTGAGGCGGTGTTAGGTGCGGCGATTGACATGCCGGTCCAAGAACATCAAGAGATATTCGAGGACTCCCTTGAGGCCGAGAACGTTCGGGCTATGGCCGTCACCAAGGCCCACTGGGGTTCGACGCCGACCTCGTTCTACATCCCAAAGAACGGCAAGATCACACGCCCCGATTACACGCCCAATGAGGTATTCGAGAACGACCAGAACGTGGTCAAGTACGGCATCACTGGCACTGACGCCAACTCGTTCGTCATCGCCGCTGGTCAGCGACTTCAGATGGAGACCCTTTCTGCTGAGACGTTTATGGAGATGGATCCTTTGGTCGAGGACGTGCAAGAGGAACTTGCTCGTATCTACATTGGCAGCGCACGTAAGGCGATGATGGCGAGCGTGGAGACCCAAGCCAGTCAAGGACAAATCGACCCCACGTTCATCGCTCGTTTCGTCCAAGCTCTTCAAGACGGCGCGACACGCCCCGAGGACGCTTTAACCGAAGTACACAAGCAGATGCAAGCCGAGCAAGCGAAGCAACAATCCCAGCAACCCGCACCCGGCGCCCCGCCCACGCCTGGCGCGATGCCCGGCATGACTGGCGCGCCCGGCGTCCAAGGCGGTCTGCCAATGCCTCCCCAAGGTCAAGGTGCATTGAGTCAGATTCTCTCTAACCTTCGCAAACCAGCGGCTCAGTCGCCCAGCGAGACCGCGATGGCCCAATCCGCTCCTAGCCCACTGGCGCAGTAAATGCCCCACGCCCGTTCGTCAAAATCCTCGGCACCCAAGCCGAACCGTTCCGATCTGACCAAACCTCCAATCGTTCGCATACCTGGACAGGGCTACGGCGAACAGGCCCAACAGGTCGTCGCTCAACAACAGATTCCTTCAGGGCTACCTCAGCCCGCGCAGCCTCAACAGGCCGCGCCTCCCACCCCAACGCCCGCATCATCACCGAGCGTTGGGGGACTTCAAAACGTCCTCGGGACACCACTCGCGGGCGCGAACGGAACCCTGACGCGACCTACTGAGCGACCGAACGAGCCAGTGACGACGGGACTACCGCAGGGCCCGGGCGCAGGGCCTGAATCGCTCAACGGTATCGGTGCCGCCGCACGCCAATCGACCATCGAACAAGGCACCCTCGCGCACCTGCTCACCTCGCTCGCCGCGCAACCAAGCGCCACGAGCGCCATTAAAGACCTCGCCGCTCGAGCGGTTGGCGGTGTGACGTGAGCAACGTCGCCACGACCGACTCGACGCCTACACCAACGACGACCCTTCCTGAGTCGCCGTCGCCCTCGCTCTCGTCCAACCTCACCCAAGTCCTAAAGACCGCCCCCGAACTCGGCCAGTCGCCGGGCCTTAGTGTTGGCGTCGCGACGGCGGGCGGAGACGTGGCGGGCAACTCTCAAGCAGTCGCTCGTGGCACGAACGCCATCAGTGACGCCAACGCTCAGGATCGAGTGGCCCAAGCAGTAGGGGGAGGGAACGAACTTGACAACGCGCTCAACTGGTTTGGCAACCACGTCGTCGCCGCCGTGTCCGGGGTGGGTTCGGACCTTCTCCAAGGGGCCAAAGACATTGGCTCCAAGGCCATGCAGGTTCTTAACACCCCTTTGCAAGTCGCACAGCACGAGTATCGCTACCTTCACGATGTCGAAGCTCGTCACGGCATTGGTGCTGCGCTGATGGAAGGAATCGGCATCGCCGGTGGTGCGGCGCTTGGCACACTTGCCGGTGGTGTCTACGGTGGCGTGCTCGGTGCCGAAGCTGCCGCCGGCATTGAAGGTCAGGTATTTTACAAGGACTCGTGGGAGCGCACCACTGACGGGAACACCTATGTCGATCCGAACACTGGTCAACCTGTCTCCTTGGGGCGCGACATCATCTCAGAACTCAGTCACGTCTTTCCTGAACTGCGACGCGGCACGACGTTGTTTAAGGTCACGTCAGGTCTCGTGGACGGCATCGCGGACATGAATGTTGGCGGCGCGGAGGTTGGCAGTTTGATTGGCGAGGCGAACTCTGCGCAGGGCGCGAGTGGGTTGCTCGGTAATTATTTCGGCGGTACGGGCGTCGCGACCGCCGAGGACGTTGACCGTGCGTACACGCAGTACGGTTCGGTGCGTCGAGCGTTCGGTGACATTGCGGACAAGTCGGCGGGCGAGATTGCGGCGACGCCCGCGTATCGTTCCATTGCCCAACAGCACGCACTACTCACCGCACTCGGTAACGCCGACACCAGCGAAGAAGTCGCGCAGATTTTCAAGGACACACTACGCACGAGCGAACTCACCTTTTCGGGCAAGTTGCCGACGCTGGCGATTACGCGCCTCCCTTTCCAAAGCGCCCGTGAGGCATTAGACAATGCGAGCAACCCCGCTATTGCCAAAGTGTCGCGAGCGTTCACCCGACTCCCTGACGCATGGGATGAAGTACACGCTGGCTTTAGCGGCGGTTCATTTGACCCTTCATCAAACCTTGACGACGGAACCGTTGGGATTTACCGCACGGCGCGATTTACCGAGAATCGGCGCACCGCCGCGATGATTGCCAATGAGTACGCGAACGCGCCCGACCTTGCGACCAAGATTCGCATTTACCGCAACTTGTCACTTTCGACATTGTTCAACCTCGCAGGCTTTCGCGGTATTGACCGCGACGAGTTCCTCGACGAGTACGTGCGCCCCGAACACCAAAAGGCTATGGCCCAAGCTCTTGACAACGTGATTGGCGGTGGGATGTTTGGGCGAGAAGCGGTGTATGGACTTGACGACGAGGGGCGCAATCTCTCAACTATTCGCGACCCAGAAAGTGGTTGGGAATATGGCGCGGCGATAACCAAGAACCAGACCGGCAAACTCCAATTCCTTGACCTCGCAGAAGCGAGGCGTGCTGCCAAGTTCTTGAAGGGTTCACGCGATCTTTACGGTCGCGCGGACGACTTCGCGTACTCGCACATCACCCAAGGAATCTTCAAACCCCTCGTCCTTCTTACGCCCTCCTACGCCATGCACATCGCACTTGCTGAGATGATTCCTAACGCCCTTCGCCTTGGCGTTGGCAACCTCGTAAAATCTGGCGTCGCCATCAACGTCGCCAAACTCGGTTACAAGGCAGAGAACGACGACCTCGGCGCGATTTCTGGTCTCGTCTGGCGACTTGTTGGACGAAACTCCGAGGACGTGGAACTCGGCACTCGCTATATTGACGCGATGGGTGGTCAGTACGCCACCCCAGGTCTTTCGTCGGGTCACGACTACTCAAGTGAAGTGGTTGACAACCGTGAGGAACAGACGACGAACTTGTTACGCCGTCGCTACTATGACACGCCGACTAAGACGACCAAGAACTTCGGCGAGTTCGGCGTCGGTGACAAGAACTACGTTCCTGCGTGGTCGTCGTGGTTACACGAAATCGCCAACGATGACGCTAGTCAACTCGCTGCGTCCAAACTCATTGAAGGCGCACGGAACGGTCTTGACCTTGAAGAGGCGTCAAGTCGCGCCGCCCAGTCGGTGGCTGATTATCTGCGCAACTTGCCCAAAGACGAAGGCCAGCGGTTCTTGCGCTCTCTTGAGCCACTCACCGCCTTTAAGGACACGCCGCGTCCTGCTGATATGGACAACTACGACGAATGGGCGAGGACCATTGTGGCGAACTTGCGCGGTGCCACTCGTGGCGCTGATCGCACGATGAACGCATCCCTACTTGGTCACATCGCACTTGGCGAGACGCCGAGCGACGAGGAACTTGACGCCATTGGAAAGACCCAGCGCCCCGTCGTGGTGAAGGGTCGCGAGATTGTTCCCGCGCCTCCACGTGGCATCCAGTCAATCGCCAACATTGGATTTCGCAAAGTCCTCAACCCAATGGTGAACTTCATGTCGCGCCAACCAATTGCCTTCGCGGAGTTCAAGAACCAGTGGCGACTCGTTGAACCGTTGATTGAGAACGGGACTCTTGACGAGGACGAGGCGATGACCTTGGCTCTTAGTCGAACCGTCAACAACGCTATTCGCAACGTCCACAATCTCACTGATCGGACCCAGTGGAGTGTGACATTACGCAACTGGGCACCGTTCTACTTCGCCCAAGAACAGGCGTATCGTCGCATGGGACGCTTGCTCGCAGAAGATCCCGGCGCGTTTCGTAAGTACCAGTTGCTCATCTCGAACATCCATGACGTGGGCCAAGTGTTCCAAGGCAAGAACGGCAACGGCTACTTCGTGATGCCCGGTACGGGATTCTTGACCGCTGGTGTCGCGGGTGCGGCGTCCATGATTGGCATACCCGTAGAAGGCTCGACACCGGTAGGTATGGGCTGGAATCTCGGCGCGTCAAGTGTCATCTTCCCGCTTTCGTCGGGCTTTCGCCCTGACCTTGGGCCTTTGGTCTCAATCCCCACTGAAGCCATCGCGCAGTTTTTTCCCGCGACGCTCTCGCCGGTCTTGAAGTCCGATCTCAGTTCTGCCGCGACGACGATACTTGGCCCCACGGCGACTGAACCGATCTACGAACAAATGGTGCCGAACACGATTGTCCAGCGCCTTCTCACCGCAGCGTTCCCCTCGTTCAATCAGCGTTCGTTTAATTCCACATTCATGCAGACTTTAGCGACACTTGAGGCCGAAGGTAAAGTCCCACCGCCCAATGCCAGTTCGTTCACCATGCAGACATTCATTGACCGCGTTCGCGCCCAGACCCAAATCATGTACGCGGTCAAAGCAATCGTCGGTGCCGTCACGCCAATATCGCCCGAACTGACGAACCAGATGTACAACAAGGAGACTGGCGAACTGACGGGTTACATCAACGCCACAAAGTCAGTTTCTAAAGGCATCCAAGAGTTCCTAAAGAAGAACCCTGACGCGACCCCCTATACGGTGTTCCAGTCCACGAGTGGTACGGGCGTCACCATCCCTTCGTCGGTCGCTGCCGAGAAGTGGATTAACGACAACATGCCACTCATCCGTGCGTACCCACAAGCTGCACTACTTCTCTTGCCACCGAACACGAACACGAAGTACAACGCGAATGTCTACAACGAGCAAATCGCCCAGGGCCTTCGTGTCAAATGGTTCCCTGGTGGCGAAGTACCTGATGGCTCGGGAAATGAACTCTCGGGCTACTTGCGCCAACTCTACGTCTCAGCGGGAAACGCCATCGTCCTTGACAAGTGGTATCCCCAGTACGAAAAGCAGTTACAAGGTCTATCGGGTACTGCGAAGTACGACGCCGAGCAAGCGTGGCAAACAACGCTTTCTAAGTACGCAGTACAAAACCCGATATGGGGCGACTGGTGGAACTCGGATACTCGAGAGACTGAACGCGGTCAAGCCATCCAACAGATGAAGGCGTTACTCGCTTCACCCGAAGCCCCCGACACACCGGTGGCGCGTGATACTCGCGTGCTCTTGAAGGCCTACGATCTGTACCAAAGTCAACTCACCATTGGCTCACAGGACGGTTCCGCGGGCGAGTCACAGTCAAGCATCAATCAACATTGGAAAAATAGTCTCTACGTGACCGCCGCGGCGAACCCCCAAATCGCCAACGTCATCACAGGTCTGTTCTTGTCACTTCCGACGACCCAGACTGAGCCAACGAACATCGCCAATACGCTCCCCGGAAGTTTCACCGCACGAACATGGAATAAGGCATCATGACCAATCTCCTTGACTCCACATCAACATCAAGCGCCGGAACGAGTGGTTCGTTCCCTAGCACCGACACGTCCAGTCAGGGAACGAGTAGCGCGTCAGTTCTCTCGCTCACCCCTAGCCAGTTCGCGGCTGATTACAATGTCTCGTCCTCAGAACTGCCTACCTACATTGACCTTCAAACTGGAAAGTTAAACGCGAACGCCGAATACCTCGCGTGGTACTTCGGACTCACGCAAGCCGAGCGTCAGACGGTGCAAAGTTCAATGGTCGAGACGGGCGCGTTGTCGGCGTCCGAGGCAACGGGAGAGAACAATTCCGCGTCCGCGTCCGCCTTCAAATCACTGATTGGTCAGACCTCCGCGCAAGGCAGCAACGTTGTTGCGTGGCTCAATCAAAACGCCACGGGGACGAGTGGGATACAGAACCAAATATCGCTCGGCCTTGAGTCCGCGCAAAAGGCCGCGAGTACGCCCATCGTCGCCACCGTTGAGAACCCGACAACGCTCTCGGCAACGCTTACCCAAGCCTTTGAACAGGCGCTCGGCTACTCGCCATCCGCCGCGCAGATCCAGTCGTTCATCAAGCAAGTACAAAACCAAGACACCGCCTATGCCTCCGCGCCGCGCACCGAAGCCCAAGACGAGATAAACCAAGCGCACTCTGAGGAATCGGCGCTGAACAAACTTGGACCTGACGGCATCGACACGGTTATCGCGGCCTACCAAGCAGCGGTCACGGGTACGAAACTTCCGGGCGCCGGCACCGTCCAAGGCCCCGCCACTGGCTCAATCCCCACGTCACCACCACAAACGCCAGGTTCACAGGGCGCGACGATTCAAGCGAACGAAGCCGCGACCGCGGCACCCGCTGGTACACGTCTGCCCGCTGGGGTCGCGGAGTACAACACGCCCCAAGGCACCCAAGTCGGCGCGAACCTTCTGCCGACACCGGACGGAACCATAACTACACGCACGCCGAATAATCCAGGAATCTTGAATGACATTGAGAGCGTGGTCACTGGCCAGGGTCAAATAAATGCTGGCTATACGACGACGCGCCAGACGAAGTACCAACAGCGTTACACGACGGCTCCCGGTGCGCCGAGTGGCGCGACGACGACTACCTACGGTGGCCTTTACGCACTCTCGGCGGCTGACTGGAAGGAAGTCCAAACTCTCTACCCACTCGCCAAGAAGTACGCAACCCCCGGTGCCGCGCCACAGTCCGTCCAGCAAGCGGCCTTCACGTCACTTCTCTCCAACGCCTACGAGAGCAACGGCAACTCGTGGTCCAAGGCCATTGCGTCCATCGCCAGTGGCACGCCCTTTGGGACCAAGGAGGGCACCAATCTCTCAACGTTCGGCAACCAAGTCGCCGCCGAAGTTAATAACCAAATCACGGCGCTACAAAGTCAAGTGGACAACTCGGACGTGACCGTAAAGGTATCCGCACCCGACGCCACCGCTGAAGCGAACCTTGCCGCGAAGCAGTCCGACCCCGCGAGTTACGAAGCCGCACAAACCGCAAGTTGGGGTGAGGAACTGAACAAGATGCTCACAGGAACACCGAGCATGTACAACCAGACTTCTTCTGACACCTTCACCGGCCCAGTCTCGCCAGAAGCCGCTACCGCCGCGCCGGTTGGTGGATCAACGGGGAACCTCTAATGGCGATGAACCAAGCCCAAGCCCAACAGTGGGCGCAAGGGTACTTGCAAAGCATTGGCGCACCCGCGACGACGACGAGCGACCCTCGCGTTACCTTCCTTACGGCACAAGCCATGCACGAAGCGACCGATGCGACGAACAATCCGCTCGCCATCGAAGCCGGTGGTACGACACTGGCGGGTTCGGCGGTATCGCAATTCGCGAACGTGCAAGCGGGCTACAAGGCGCTCACTGACTACATGACCTCACACGGCACGACGGAGTATCTTGACGCATTAAAGAACCCCGCGACGACAACCGAACAATTAACGTCCGCGCTTGCTTCAGCGAATTGGGAAGGTTCAGCAACCCCCGCCGCAAAAAAGGCGTCGTTATCGTATGCTCAGTCCGTGGGTGCAGCAGCCGGTGGGACGGCGGGCGAAGTCGGTGCGGTCAACGTGGGCACCCAAACCCCCACGCAACCTATCGCTGGCGCGAACGTCAAGAACTTCTATGGTTACGACCTCACGGCGTTCGCCAACTCGCCCGACCTCGGACGCGCGGAACAGGTCATCAAGCAGTACGCCACCGACCCTACCTACAAGGCGCAGTTAGATAAGAACCTCACAACCGAATACGGCTACCAGACGACGTGGTGGGAGTCAATCCCGCAGGTGAACGCCGTCATGCTCTACGCCGCCCAAGAACTCGATCCCACCGTGGCTTCCCAGCAGAACGAGTTTCAGACGTTCCTCAGTAACACTGATTGGTGGAAAACCACGACCTCGAACGGGCGCTACTGGGATGAGGCGTATGGCACGAATGGTCAGGATGGGACCGACCCCGCACAGGCGAACCAAGCTCTACAGAACGCACAAGAGAAAGTCCTCGCTGACGCCAACCAAATCGGCGTCACGCTCTCCAAGCAAGAACTCGACGCCATCGCGCTCACCTACGCACGCAACAACTACGTCGCGTCTGGAAGTTTCGGCACGGCCTCGGGCACTGCCCCTGAATGGCTCGACCAGGCGATTGTTGACACAATCACGAATGTCCAAGGGCAAAAGGTCGGCAGCATCCCCACGGACTTCTTCACCGGTGCACCGACCGCGCCTACGGACTTCTCCCAACAGACCCAAGGTGACACGTCCTCGGGCGGTCTTTTCGGCATCTCAGCGCAACTCTATTCAGCAGCCCAGCAAATCGCCCAACAGTACTTGATGTACAACCCCAGTAGTCCATCTGGCTCACTGGTCAATAATAATTTCTTGCTACAGCAGGTCCAAGACGCACTACAGAATTACACCGGCTCGGGTAGTTCGTTTGGATCCTCGAACCTCATCAACGGCTTCACCCAGCAGTTCACCGAGACCATGAAAACTATGGCCTCGAACTTCTATCCGAGCCTCGCGCCGTCCATAGCCCAAGGCACGACCCCCGCCTCGTTCGTCCAGCCCTACACGACGGTCATTTCTAACATGCTCGGGATAAACCCCAATTCCATTGACTACACGAACCCCCAATGGAATTGGGTCATCGCCACGCCGAACTCCACCAATGGCGTGAAAACTGCCCTTACGCTTGACCAAGTGCAGCAAAAACTTGCTACTACTCCACAATTCGACCAGTCCAACAACGCCCAACAAATGGCTGATTCGGTGACTCAAAACCTTAACGCTTCATTTGGGTTCGGTGGCCGATAATGCCTAATTCCACCGCACTCACCAACATGGAGAACGTCGGCACGCAGACGACGCTTGACAACTCAGGTGGCGTCGCCAAGCCCTCTGCTTCTACGACCACGACCTCTACCTCAACCTCAACCAACCCAGCGCCCACCGTCGTCTCTACGAATACCGCTCCCGATGGCACGATCACTGAGGTATTCTCAGACGGCTCAACCCAGACAATTCCCGGCACCGCTGGTTCGACCTACGCCAGTAACGCCCAATCCGCGACGAGCACCATCACGGCGTGGGCGCAGTCAGTGGGGCTTGGTGCGCTCTCGGGCTGGATAAACACCCAGGTCCAGACCCTCGCCGGTCAGGGCATGAGCGCAAGCGACATCGCCAGCCAGATCAGTTCGACCATCAACACCGCGCCAGGATTTGACGACATCCTTCCTGGTTATAACCAGCGCATCGCCAATGGCTACACGAACACCGACCCCAACACGGGTGCGGGCATCGCGGGCTACGTGGCCTACGTCCAACAGATTCAAGCAATGGCTGAAACAGCAGGAATGGTCCCAGGGACCATCTCGGCTCAAGATATTGGCAATGCGTGGGCAGGTGACGTGTCCACCAATGAGATGTCCGACCGCATCACGACCGAGTACACGAACGCAATGGCGGCGCTTCCCACGGTGCAGAAAGAGTTGCAGAACTATGGTTATACACAAGGGATAACTCCTGGTCAACTGGCGAGTTACTACTTGAACCCCGACAACACCGTCAACCAGTTACAACAGCAGTTCAATTCGGCGGTTGTAGGTGGCGAAGGCACGCTCACTGGCTTTGGCGAGATGGGCCAGAGTCAGGCCTACGCGCTCCAAGCATTTCTCTCCAATGGGGGCCAGAACAACGTCTCCACGGCCCAAGCTGCGAACTTCTTTGCGAACTCGCTAGGTGACGGCCTCAACTCAATCTCGCAGATGGCCCAGTCAGGATTCGAGAACGCGCAACTCGGCACGGCACAGAACGGTCCCGGTTCAGTCAGTCAGGCTCAACTCATCGGGGCCGGTGAGGGCAACGCCGCTGATCTGCAAGCAACCCAACGCGCAGCCCAGACCCGCGCCGCGCCCTCACAAGGCGGCGGCGGTCTCGTCGCGGACCAGACTGGTGTCGCAGGGGTGGGATTCGGCTCCGCGTAGAGTGCTTGACACGAACTACATTCGTGTGATTAGATTCAAGCCAGTAGGACTGTCGCCCTCGGTGTCGTAGATCGACCTAGGTGTGCGCTACAAAACCCCTTTTGCAACGGGCCACACACCGCCTGCAATCGTGTAAACGTTTTTCGTGTGAGGGCAATTTCGCCAAACCCGCCTCGTGCTCCGACGATGACGTGTAACCAAAGGAGATTTCAAATGCCTGACAACGATGAAGAAGTACTGGAACCAAGTGAGCAACAGTTGTCGCCTGACGTGCAAGCAAAGCTCCGCATAGCTCGTAAAGCCGAGCGTGAGGCAGCTGCCGCGAAAGCGGAACTTGCGGATTTCAAGAAGCAGACGGCAATCGCGCAATCTGGGCTCCCTGACCACCCCGCAAGAGAATTGGTCTTTAAGGACTATGACGGCCCACTCGAGCCAGAGGCGATTCGTACCTATGGAGAGAAGATGGGAATCACGTCTGTCCCCGCCACTTCGACCGGAGGCTTGACGCCCGAGGAACAAGAGGCACAAAGGCGTATTCTCAACGCCAGTGGCGGCGCTTCTGTAGGGAGTAGCGACATTGACCTTGCCGTAGCATTGCGCAATGCCAAGTCTCAAGACGAGGTAATGGCAATCGTCGGTGAAGTGGCTGGTCAGCCTGGTTTTAAGAACAGGGACGGACTCATTGGTGTCATGCCCGAGTTTGGTTAATAGGGGCTAGGAGGCCCTTCAAACATGGCATATACCACCACAGGGACGGTTGACTACGTTCAGACCGCCTACGACATGCTGGCGTACTTCGCCCTGCGACCGGAGCGTTACTACGACCAGATCGCGGACGTAAAGCCCACGAACCAGTCAATGGCTGGCTCGTCGGTCGTCTTCAACATCCAAAACGACATGGCGCTTGCCACCACGTCGCTCAACGAGTCCACGGACATCACGCCCGTGGCCCTCACGTCCAGCCAAGTCACCGTTGCCCTTAACGAGTACGGCAACGGCACTATCACGACTGCGGCGCTTCGCGGCGAGTCGTTCGTGTCTATCGACGAGGTGCAGGCGAATACGGTTGGCTACAACGCTGGACGCTCGCTGGACGAACTGGCAAAGATCCAGTTGCAGGGTGGCTCAAACGTGTCTTACTCGGCTGGTGCCACTGGCGTCACCCCAGGAGCTCGTAATGCCATCACGCCAAGCGACACGATGCGTGCCTACGACGTTCGCTTGAACGTCGCTTCGCTAAAGCGCAACAACGTCCCTGGCTTTGGTGGCTACTACCTGGGCATCATCCACCCCGACGTGTCCTTTGACCTGTGGCAGGAGTCGGGCAACCAAGCCCTTATCGCGCCTCACGTCTACTCAGCACCGGACGAGATTTTCCGTGGCGAAATCGGGGCCTTTGCGGGTGCGCGTTTCCTTGAAACACCGACCGCTCCGTTGTTTGCTGACGCCGGTTCGTCAACGACGGACACTGACGTGTACGGAACCTTGTTCCTTGGTCGCCAATGCCTCGCGAAGGTCTGGGCCATCAAGGACGGCAACGGCCCGCTGCCCGTTGTGGTCATGGGACCAATCACCGACACCTTGCGTCGTTTCCAGCCTCTTGGTTGGAAGTGGCTTGGTGGTTACGGTATCTTCCGTACCCCCTCGGTGTGGCGTCAGGAGTCGGCCTCAAGCATCGGTCAGAACCCGACCGCTGGGGTAGACACTCCAACCATCGACATTTGATTCTTCAATGGCTAGGGGAGGGTTTCGGCCCTCCCCTAGCCCTTAGAACGGAGGCCCTATGGCTGACGCTTGCCCGAATTGTGGTCGCGCTGACCTCATGCAGCCCGACGTGCGCAACTACCAGTGTCTCGCGTGCGGGACCATCAGCGACATCGCAACGGTTCAACCCGTTCCGACGTTGCCCGAACCACCGCAGGTCAACAACCTCAATCAGCCTGTTCCCGAATTGAGCGTTGACGTGGTGGAACAAGAGGCAAACGAGTTCGTCGCTCCCGTGCCATCACCCGACGACCCGACCGGACCTGTACCAATCGTGACGCCGGCGCCCGACGATGAACCGGCACCGGAGGCCCCTGTCGTCGCACCTGAACCTACGCCTGACGTGGCTCCCGACGCAACCCCCGACGCGATGGCCTCAAACGTCGCTGACGCCGAACCAGTCCCACCGCCGGTCTGATGGCGAACAAGCCCATCAAGATAAACACAGCGAACAAGGGCAAGTTCACCGCTCGAGCGAAGGCCAACGGCAACACGGTCCAAGAACAAACTCGTAAGGACTTAGCGAACCCGAAGGCATCCACTAAGGTGAAGAAGGAAGCGAACTTTGCGAAGAACGCGAAAGGATGGAAGCACTAATGGCCGACATCACCAATGACACCCCAACAACCGGCTCTCGCCTTCCTGCCGACGTGCCGTGGTCTGGCGCACAGTCCGGCCTTGGTCTGGCCCCCGACGTTCTCATGATCGCGGGCAACGAGAGCGTGATTCTGCCCCCGCGCCCTGTTCGCGCTGCGGCCAACGACGCGGCCTTTGACCACGGCCTTATCGCTGAAGGTCACATGGACGGCGAAGTTGACACCGAGAGGAAGATACCGTGGCTCTAGACCCAATGGCACGACGCGCTGAAGGCGTTTCACAACTCAGCCAAAGCGAGATGGACGGATCCGTGGGCCAAGACGGTAAGGGCTGGAACCTTCCTACGGCGTCTGCGAGCAACCCAGGACCGACGAGCAACCTTCGCGGTATTGAACCGAACACTGGCAAGTCAGAAGGTTCAAACATTGCTGAACCTGAGAGCACCCAGACCTTCGGCTCTGAGGTACCTCGTGGCCCTGGAATGGCGTTGCCCGATTCTTCGGGTCTCGCAGCGTCATCCACCGATACTCGAGACGGGTGGCAGACCATCGACTCGGTGGCGAAGAACTCCTACGATGCTGCACTCACGATTCCCCCAAGTTCAGCTTCGGCAATGGGTGAACGCGAACCAGGGAATGGAGACGACAATGGCTGGTCCTAACCAGACGTGGGCGCAAGACCCCGAAAGTGGCGCTGGCGACGCGCAGGGTCACCAAATGACCGCTGGCGATGCAAGGCCCTACGCCGACACTGACCGATTTGGCAAGACCCAAACCGGCGACGCCACGCCCATAAGTGGCCCCATGAACCTCGTTTCTGACCCCGTGTGGGGCATCCAAGCGCCAGCGGGTGGCATGAATACCCCTGACGCACCTGAAGTTCCCGTAACGAAAGGCCAGTAATGCCCGTAGATGGATTAGTTGAAGGCAGTCTCGTAAAGACGCCTGGGCTTGCTCGAGGTTTTGGTACGCCCGACACCACTGCAGGCTCGCTCACCGCCTCACAGTACAACGTCGTTCCTGGTACGACGATTGCCCTCAATGGTCCCCTTTCGGTAGGAAGCCGTTTTCGTTTCCACGTCGGCGTCCTAAAGACTGGCGCTGGGACGAATACGTGGGCGCTTGAAGTGGGAATTGGCACGCACGGCACGACTGCTGACACGCAGGTTGCGTCATGGACCTCAGGGGCGAACACCGCGCTCGCAGATCGTGCGATTTTGATTATCGAAGTAGTCATCACCGCCATTGGCGCTGGGACGACCGCGAAGGCCGCATGTACTGCGTTTTACGTCAACCAAGCGACTGATTCGACGGGCCTTGGTTCCATCTCTTGTGCCGCGACCTCAACGGCTGGCTTTAACTCTGCGACCGCGACTTCTATTCACGTCGATGTCAACCCCGGCTCTGGTGCCACGATGACCGGCTGGGGGATGGCTGAACAGTTGGCATAGTGACGACGTACACGTTCACGCCTCCTCTGGTCAAAGACCGTCCGCCGTATCTAGACGATTCAACGCAAATCCAAAAAGAATTGTGGCGTCACTACGAGAACCGCGAGCGTGGTGTGAACGTCTGGCTTATGTCAGATGGTTCCGTAGTCCAAGACACGGCTACCGCCGAGAACTCCAATACCAATACCGCAAACGTCTACCCCTGGGACGTGAACAACGCCCAAGCGCCCTACGTGCGCTCCATCTACATCGACGCTGGCGCGAACCCCCAAAGCCCCACCGAACACGACACCGCGCACGCGGTCTATCCCGTGGCCTTTTTTCAAGGCGGTTGCTCCCACGTTCTCACGGGTGCTCAGGCTACGCTTTTGACCAACTACACGGCGTATGGTGCTGGGTACGCGGACTGTATCGTGGGGGTCTAGATGGCGACATACGCACCGACGATGGGATGGTTGGCCGTCCTCAACTCGCTCGCTGGTACTTCCAACCTTGGCGAACAGGCCGCCGCAAACTACTACGCCTACGGAAGCAACAAGCAGATGGGGCTCCTCGCCGCCCTCAACGCAAAAGCTGGTACGAAGAACCTAGAGTTAGATGCTGTCTGCAATAGCATCGCAGGGACAACGGGACTCAGCGCCCTCTCAGCCCTAAACCAGAAGAACGGAACCTGATGGCCGACTACCCGAAGTACTACACCAAGGAGGCGAAGGCGCAGAAGGTCGCTCTTAACAACCAGGGTCTCAAATTGTGCAGGACGTGTGGCGACATAAAGCCACTGGCCGATTTCTGCAAAAACAAGAACGAGAACGACGGGTTGCAAAGTCGCTGCCGTAGGTGCATGAGCGACGAACAGGTATTCGAGCGACACGAGGGCCAACATCTTAACTGCGACCCATGTTTCAAGATAAAACTCCGCAGTGTTCAGTTCCAAGGCATCGAAGCCGGTCAGCATCGTTTCACCGACAAGGAACGCGCACGATCTATGGACGCCTACCAGCGCCTTCGTCGTCAAGGTCTACAGCCTCGTAACGTCTTTGGAAGTGCCGAAGTGGAAGCGCAGGCCAATTCCAAGTTCGAGGTAGAACACAGCGTCATCATGCCCCCCGGTATCCGCAAGGAGATGGAATCACGCATGGCAGAAGCGCAGGCCCCTAGTGCCTAGGATGAACGCTCTTTACGTCCACAACCGTGAACTTGGCTATGGGCGCATGGGCGTGGACCTTGTGGCAGCTATCAAGCGTCAAGGCGTCGAAGTCTTTGACGATCTGCCGAACCCGCAGAACTCTGGTGCCCAGAAGTTCACTCCTCACTCTGAGGGACGCTCGGCGGTGTGCGGACACGTGAACTGGATGTCTACGCCTGGGCACTATCGCGGTCACTGGAAAGGCCAGACGAGAAGCATCCTGACCATGTGGGAATCAAATCTCCTGCCCGAGCCGTTTCGTGAATCTCTTGACGTGTTCGACACCATCATCGTGCCAAGCCAACAGAACAAGGAACTGTTCAGTCGCTACCACAAGAACGTCCGCTACGTCCCACTCGGCATCGACCCGACACAGTGGTTCCCCACCGAGCGGCCCACGCTTGACGAGCCGTACTTCACGTTCCTTATCAGCGGTGGCGGCCATCGCAAGGGTTCTGAACTGGTCATTGAGGCATTTCGCAAGGTGTTCGACGGTCGCATACCAGACGGCCCCGCGCCGCGTCTTTTCGTCCACAGCGCCAAGTCGAGCGAGTTCCCCAAGGACGATCGAATCCATCTCATCACTGGAAGGTTGACCGACGAGGAAGAACGTGCTTTCTACGCAATGGCGCATGTCTACGTCCAGCCTTCCAGAGGTGAGGGGTTCGGGATGAGGCCTTTACAGGCAATTGCTCAAGGTTGTCCCACTATCGCCACGAATGCACATGGTCACGCGGCCTACGGTGACTACATCACTTACCCTCTTGGCTGGACCTTGCAGGAAACGCCACCCCAGTCATTCCACCACGGGCCAGCCGGTTCGTGGTGGGAGCCGAACTTCGACGAACTCTGTGAGGCAATGGAAGATGTGTACTTGAATTACGCACAGGCTATTGAGAAGGCTGCTCATAACGCTGTAGAGGTCGCCAAGCGATTCACGTGGGACCACACCGCGACGCGCTACCTTGACGCCATTGGGCGCGACCAACTGGAACTGCCTGACGTGGAGCCGGTGGAGTGGATTGAGCCAGTGCCACGTCGCTACCTTGTGCGCGTGAACTTGACTCGGTTCTTTGAGGTCGGTGGGATGCAGTACCTACTTGAACCTGGTCACGACTACTGGGAGCCAGCCGACGTGAAGCGCGTGCTTTTCGATGGCGGTAACTTGGACGTGTCGTGCCTCCCTCAGAACTTGATCCGCGACGAGGGCGAGGACGCCAGCGGTACACCCCTGGCGCTTCTGGAATCGGGCCTTACCCCTGAGCAATTTGAGAATATTCCGGTCTATTCGGGTTCTCACGCTATGTGCCCTACGTGTTCACAGCGGCTTAATACCAATCCTATGAGTCTTGAGGAACTTGAGGCTTTGCCAGTTCCAAAAGAAACTTGAGAGCTAGGATGACAT